AACAAGCCCTCAACGCCATGCTCGGCAAAGTAAGTCTTGCGCCCTGCTTCGCTTAACAGTTGTATGCTTATTGCTTGTTCCCAGACCAGTAGATGACGGCGTAGCGACAGAGTAACGAACTGGCGGAACAATTCCGACGTGTTGGAATAGTTGCCATGCCGCAAATCCCCGACGATGGTCGGCGGTACGCGAAACAATCGACAGACTTCTTCAACGCTGAATTGTCGAGCGGCGATCCACTCCGAATCTTCTAGCGTCATGCTGACGGTTTTATAGTCCAGGCCATCGTCTAACACCGGCGTACCGCCTGACTTGTAGGCTTTCCAGCTTTCGCCGAGCGTTTTTCTCTGGTCGGTATTCAAGCGGCCCGGTGCCTTGAGTACGCCAAGCAGCTTGGCCCCGTTGGCGAAGGTGTCATTGCCGTGATTACGTTCGGCTAATGCCAACTCTAAAACCTCCTTGGCTCGTGCAATAGGCGACACGCCTAAAATACCGTCGTCGGAACGATGTCGCAGATGAAAGAGGTCGGTCGGCAAAAGTCGTTCGGTTGCGCCTTTAAAGTGCGAGACTTGATAGCCGATGCTGAAGTCGTCGCGATAAATGATTGCAACGCGATCAGGCCGGATCGGTAAGAGTTGGCGCACCTGGCCATCGTTGCCGCGCACGATTCTGGCGTAAGCATTCCCGCGCAGCAGCATGGCTGCCGTCATCTGTTCACGGAATTCCAATGCACTTTGGAAATCGTTCGGTTGATCGTGCAATATGCGATATAGCGGATGGTCTGGCGCTTTTTCTTGCCCGTCGACCGTTCGGCGATAAAGCGATAACGGCAAACTAGCGATGGTTTCAGCAATGGCGCTAACGCACGCGGTGACGGTGCTCAGGCTTTCGGCGGAATAAGGCGTGACGCTACCATCGCGCAATGCGGCGTAATTGGCCCAGTACGGGTCAACGTAGGCGGCGCGGCGCTCGTATCCGATAGCGCTTAATGCGCGTTCGATTAGTTTCATAGGGTCATCATCCACAAGCGGTTGACGTCGACGTGGTGGTCGCGGTGGCGTAGGCTAATCTCGGTCTGGCTGTAGGCCGGCCAGCTTTGCACGACGGATATTTCATGCAGGTCGACGGCGCGGAGTTCGCGGGTGTCGCCTGCCCACGCTTCGTCGGTGGCGACAAATCCGAAGGACATTCCGCCCAGGTCGCGCCGTTCAGCCAGTGCGATCAGGTCGCGCCCGTGTTGCGTATCGGGCAGCGATAAATCGAAGCGCAGCCCCTTGGCGTCTTCGGAAAGTTTCAGCGTGCCGGATGAGGTGCGGCCCAGCAGGGCTTCGGCCCGGTGATCCAGTAGCGCGAGAATATCCCGGCCACTGCTCAGGCTAGCCTTGAATGCGCCGGGTGCAATGCGCTCGGTAAAGCCGCCGATACGGGCTTCAGTACCGAACGTTGCGACGTAGCCGGATAGGGTGCGGCCACTGGCGGTTAGCCCAGCGGCTCCCCGGCGCTCAATAGCCGGGCTATCCATTACAGAACTACGTCATCAGCAACAACGAACGCTTCTGGGTGTCGCACGGCAATGTCCATCGTTGCCATTGCCCGAACCAGTACGCCACCCCGGGCATAAGCTGCCGAGTCGAACGGGTTAATTAAAAGGTCGACTTCCGACCAGATACCCAGCATCACCTGTGACCAGTCGCCTAGAATTAAGCGTCCGGTGTTCGGGGTGCCTGTTTTCGCGGGCACTTGATTACTCGAATAAAGCGGCATGTTTGCCATGAGGCCATCCTCAAGTAGGTAGTCACATCCGGCGCTTGATCCCTTCAAGGTGCCTGCCAAGTGCGTCTTAACCTTCGGATGCGTTAGCCAATTCACTACACCCGCATTGGCTAACTCGGATTTTTCGATCATGGCGAGAATTCCAGGCCACGTTAGCGTCGACAAGCTGGCGGTTTGAATGCCGGTAGTCGATAGCAGGCCGGTCGGCTCATGCGTGCCTCCGCCCGTAATCAAGGCGCTATCAATGGCTTTAGCCAGGGCAAAACTCAGATCATCGCGGATGAGCATCTCAATATCCGGGCTGGCCTGTTGGATCAGTTGGCGGCTCATTTCAGTAATGCCGCCCGCGTGTTTGGGCGACAGCGTGACCGAATCAAAGCCCATGTCCGTTGACGACAACGCGCCACCTTCGGCTACCCAGCCCGCAGAAAGACCCGAACCGTACTTTGGCACGGTGATGTTGCCGCGCAGACCCGACAACACACGCACGCCCAGTTGTCGGGCTAGCAAGGCATTACGCAAGGGTTGCACGTACTGGTCGGGTCGGTGCTCGGTGCCGACCAGGGTGCTAGCCGTACTCGTTGTGTTGGCGCGCTTCTCGAATGCCGAGAGCGGTACGAAAATGCCTTGTGCCTTGCGTCCCGTGCGGCGTTCGGCTTCTTGCGCGTACTCCAGATCGGCACCGGTCAAATTGCGCCCTTCAAGCTGGCTTTGCAAGATGCGCGTGAGGTTGACCTTGCTTTCGAGTTGCATCTGGTCGCGGTGCTCGTTCCCAGGCGCTTGGCCCAGCAAGGCGCGCTCTTGCGTCTCAAGAAAAGTGGCGCGGGCTTCCTGCACTTCAAGGTCGGTGATCTTCGCCTTGAGGCTATCAAACTTTGTTTGCGCCTCGACAGCCAACGCCTTGTCGCCCGCCGCCGCCAGAATGCCGCGCATTTCGGTCACCAGTGCGGCGCGCTGCTCTTTAATCGCATACGTCTTCATATCTTCTGCCCTATCCGTTTAAGTTAATGCAACACTGTTGCATTTGCGAATGTTATAGCAGATATGAGTGAAGTTTGCAAGCGGGTTAATTTTGGCGTAACGCGTAGGATTTTGCGGGCTTGCGAAAGCCTGCCTTTATGGATGTTTTCTGGTGGTTCCAAATTGGAACCACCAGAATGCTGATTCCCGTTACCGCATCAGGGTAAGCAATCGCCACCGCCATCGCCTTTTGGCCCTTGTTCAAATGCCTGTAGAACGGCCATGGGCGCGGCTCCTAGGGCAGTTCGCCGCTCATTAGCTGGGGGATAAGGCGGATATTGCGAGCTTGCGAAAGGCGGCCTTTATGAATATCTTTTTCAAGTTCAATAATTGAACTTGATTTTCTATCTCCCCCATGTTTTGCTTCTGGATAGATTGAGCGAGGAAGTTTCGCCCGACAAAGGGAAAGGGGGGGGAATTAGGGGAGAAAGAGGAGAGGGAGGAAGGAAGAAAGAGGAGAAGTTGGGGTATTAGGGGGCAACATCGACGATAACGCTATGATTACAAAGAGTAAAACGACGAATATTTGCCTCTTTTTACCCTATTTGCAACACCTTTAGCATAATGTTATCGTATTAAAGGCGGTTCGCTGCGCACAATATCGCGGTAAGCGTTTTCCATGACATTAACGAGTTCGGAGGCGCGGCTTTTCTGCACGACGAATGAATCATGCCAGCCTAGCGTGCACACGTCCTTTGCCGCCATTTCAAGAAACACACGTTCGGCAATATCAGAATCAAGGTTTTGCAATCGAAGCCCGATATTGTCCTGGCCCATCAAATCAGAAATTGCCTCGTGCTTGAGTGTGAAGGCGTCTAGTAGCTCCCCGGCGCGCTTTGCCCATTGCGGCATATCATCGTCTAGCAGCTTCTTGCGGATGCCTGCCACCGTGCCGCCATTGAGTGTCACCAGCGCGCACAGCTTGACGGCGGTACGGCTGAATCCCGGCAGGTCGTAGGGGTCGCCGTCGGGTAAATCGACGCCCACCAGCGCATAGGCCAGCGCGATATGCAACGCCCTAAAATCCTTCTCTTCCGTCGGTTCGCCGTTAATCGTTATCAAGGCACGCTCGCCTTTTTTGCTCGTTTGAATCTGGTTGTAGAATCGCCCGCCTAGATTCCAGTCTCGATTAAAAACCCGGTGATAGGCCACTCCGCGAACGGTCTGCCCGTCAATTTCAATCAGAGACTTCGCCATCATCCTATTGATCGAGGCGACGGACTTAGATCGTGGGTCAAGCGCAGTCTTGAAACCTTTGATAACCTGCCCAGCGGCATTGCGTAGCTCGGTCAGGTACTCCGGCGCTTCGTAGTACCGTGCGCCCGTTTTCGCTCCTTTGAACATCGCCGCCAGCGCGCTTGTTCCCCGGTATGAACTCACCCTGTTTAGCGTCGGGTCGTCCTGACTCCAGAATCCTTTGACACCTTCGGCCATGCCCTTGCCGATCATCCACGCCACGGCGGTAATCACGGGCCGTGGATCGCCCCGCCCCGCTTGTTTTGAGCGGTTGTAAAGCACCACGCGCCCACCGCGATACGAGGACAGGCCACAGCAAATCACCGAACGAAGCACGGGCAGAATGTGGACGCTGGCTTTTTTTGATCCCGTCGCTAGCTTGTACTCTTTCACAATCGGCATAAAGTCTATATTGCTATCCGGGTAATCGGATAACCAAAAAGCGTCAGGTTTTGTGCGGATCATTTAATCCTTTCAAGCAGCTTGCTTCTGTAATTCTTCTCGAATAACTTTTCGTAGCGTTGCCTCAATGTCGCTGTTTTGGAACGATGATTTTAGCGTTTCGTTAATCAGGGTCTGGTACCCCCGATCACCGGCTTGTTGCTTAAACCGTTCCACAATTGCGGCGTCAAGGTACAAGGTTACGCGCTTCTTTGCCTGTACCGCACGGCCATCAACACGTTTGACTAACATCAGTTTGCCGGTATCAATGTCGGCTTGAGTAATAGGCGCATCGTCAAAGTTGGGAGAAATAGATTTTTTGCTCATTTTGATCGGCCTTTCGCATAGAAATAACCCGAATTTCTAGGTCGGATTCGGCGGTAACAATCACCACTACATCGCCGCGCAATAGCCCCAATGTGACAAATCGAGGCTCCCCATAATCGAAGCGCCTATCCTCAAAAGTGACCGTTGCCGCACTTTCGATAATCAGCGGTGCATCGCCAAAATCGTAGCCGTGTTTTTTGAGATTGGCAGCGCGCTTGGCTGCATCGTGGGTGTAACGCATGGTTATAGAGTGCGTATATTTGTGCGTACCGTCAAGTAGAACTTTCCCACACCGAATCGTAGATCGGCCATAGGCGCGGCTCTCAGGGCAGCGGTGTAGCCGTTTGTGCTCAGAATAAATCCCGTTGCGTCAAAATCGCCTTCGCTTCCTTGATGCGTTTCTTCGCTGTTTCGCGGTCGACGCCAGGTGCGGGCTTTTCGACAATGACGGGTTTCGCCTTCGCCGGTTTCGGCGCTGGCTTGAGCTTAATCGCAAAAGTCAGGTGCGTGACGTTGCGCCCGGTCTTGCGCTGGGTGTAGCTCGTTGTGATGTCGGTATGCGCGTTAATCTGGGTGACGGCGATGTCAATTACCCACTTTTTGAAGTCAACAATGCGCGGGTATTCTTCTGAAACGCACAGCATAGCTTTGAGCGCGGCTATTTCAATCTCACGCTTCCCCAGGCTTAGGTACTGCACCAAAAGCTCGTACATCCGCACCGCGTACGTGCTGGACAAGTTCCCGATCTTCTCCAGTCGATACTGGGTGAATTCTTTCTCCAGGCGCGTAATGAACGGAATCATATCTACAGCAAACCTAAGCTGTATCGCCCCAGCGCCATCAATGTAGCTGGCACGGGATACCCACCTAACTTTAGTGATGCGCGGCTTGCCGGTTTCTGGGTGCGTGTCGTTAATGACAACGTACCGCTCGAACAGTTTAGTCATGGCGGCTTTGAGGTCACGGTAAACGGTGCTCGCATCCGTTCCGAACATTGCAGAGAAGTCTTTGGCGGCGATGGTTACCAACGTATCCGCTGATAGTCCAAGCTGTTCTTCCCGTGATCGACAAATAGCAAACAAAATCATTTGTTGTTCTACAAGAGTGAGCCGGTAACTGGCTTCCACAAGGCGGTTTGACTGCACAACCAACTCTGTTTTTTCGCCCATGACCTACCCCTTGATTAAAGTTTGAGCGGCTATTATAGCGAGATTAAAATAACATTTCGTTTAATACCGTCAATCTCTCGTTATATCAGCGAAAATTGACCGTCAATCTCTCGTTGTTTGACCGTCAATCTCTCGTTATATCGCCCTTGAATCCCTTGCCCAGCAAGGCCGTATGACGCGCTAAAAGCTTTAAAAGCCTTTTCTTTTAAAAGCCCTGCGGAAAGTTATACACATGGGTTGCATGGGAAAAGTGGGGTTTGGTTATCCACAGTTTCAGCAAGCTACCGGACAGGGAGACAAGTGCGAGCCGCCCGCCACGTCAAAAGCAAAAAAGCGTTTGGTAGGGAAAGGAATCGGAACGGCGGAGCCAGTGCTCAGGCGCGCACGCGACGATCCAGCTTGAAGCATTACCGGCCACGCGCTGAAAGTGCGATCTAAGATCAAAAGGCGCTGCCGGTGGTCAGTGTTTTGTTTGAGCGGCACGAACTGACTAATCCGCCCTAGACTTTCGCTTGCGCGCCCCTCCAGGTAGGGTTCAACGCCTACACGAAATATATTTCTCCGCTAAATGCTTCGCGTTCCTCGGCACCGGCAGCCACACCGAAG